ATTGCAATCCAGTGGTATAACATCAACTAACACAATTGGGCTTAACTTACATAAAGCGGTGCCAGATATTTTCCGGTTTAACGCTGCAAAAGAAAAGGAAATATTCAGTAAAAAACACCCTTATTTTAAAGTACCACCAAAAGACACTGGACTTAAAAAAAACAATTTTAATTTACCCAAACGTTGAAATTTAACGAGCATAAAAAGATTAGTAAAAAGGCAGAGCAAATGTACGTTGCTGTTAATGCCTTACGCACTGATTTAACCAAAGTAGCCGCCAAACATTTCGATGACAGTTTTAAAAATGAAGGCTTTACTTATAACTCACTTTGGAAATGGCAGCCACGCAAACGACCAGACAGGCAAAGACACAAAATTTTGCAGAAAACAGGGAAGTTAAGGCGTTCTATTAAGTCAAAAGTAATGACCACCAAAAGCGGTTTTGAAATAAGGTTTAAATCTGATTTGGTTTATGCTAAAATTCATAACGAAGGATTGATGGGTAAGGCATGGGGCAAACACCCATTTAAAATGCCTAAACGTCAATTCATGGGTTACAGCAGAGTTTTAGATTTAAGGATTAGAAAAATGTTTGAAAAAAGAATAACACAAATTTTTTACAAGTGAGCAAAATAACTTTATACGAAGGAATTAAAACGGCATTAACAGGATTAAGCTATACTAAAGGCGATGGTTCAACTGCGCAGATTAAAACTATTGCTTTGTGGCGAAATCAAATACAACGAGAGCCGGTAGAAACGCCATTTTTATACCCCGCTGTTTTTATTGAGTTTTTACCTACTAATTATATGGAGGGTAGTTCACAAGCTCACCAATCCGTTAATATGACTGTTCGCTTACATATTTGTTTTGAAAGTTATAAAACTGAGGATTTGGACATTCTTTATTTAACACAGGCTGTTTACTCGGCTATTCAGTTAAAACAATGGGGCTATTGGGGCAAAATGAAACGAAGGAATGAAGAACAAGAATCCGACCATCCGAATGTACAGGATTTCATACAAGATTACGACTGCGGACAGGGTAAAGATTTTGGAGCAGATAAACGACCAAGTGTAGAAGGAGATATTGATACAATTGTAATAAATAAAGTAATTTTACCAGAAGAATGAGAACAACTAAGCAAATAAAGGAAACAATGGACGAGCAACAAGCATCGTTGCCGGTATTATCACAATTAACAAACACAGCCGACACGGATATTTGGGTGTTATTTAAGGGAATTGTAGCTCAAACAATTAATTTTTTCGAGCAGTTAATGGACAGAAAAAAGGCAGAAATTGAAACTATTTTAAACAATGCCGCTGTTCCATCTACTGAGTGGGCAAGGCAAAAGGCTTTTGAATTTCAGTACGATGCAACTATACCACAATTAATGCAGCTAGTTAATTTCGTCCCTTCGTATAATCCTGTTGACACTACCAAACGAATTATAACAAGGTCATTTGCTTATAATTATTCGGGCTTAACAACATTGCTGGTAGCTAAAAGCGAACCGCCTGTTAAACTTTCGGCAGGGGAATTAACGGCAATTTTCGGGTATTATAACAATTCAGGAAACGGAACAAGTAAAGCTGTTGGTATTGGTTTTGCGGGTCAAAACATTTCTGTTTATTCTTTTGACCCTGATTTACTTTTTTTAGAGGCTGAAATTAAATACAACGGCCAATTCAACGCTACAATTAAAAACGACTGTATTTTAGCTATTGAAACATTTATAAGTAATGTAGGCGCTTACCCATATTTAAAAATAACAGAACTTGTTGATGTTTTGCAAAAAGTTAGCGGATTTATTGATATTAAAATAAAAAATATGTCGTGCCGAAGCGCCGCAACAGCACTGGGTTTTGGCACAAGTTTAATATCTACATTTACACAGTCAGCAACCGAATATCAAATTGTTGCCGGTTATATGATTGGAGAAACAACTGCCACACAAACATTGGCAGACAAATTAACATTCACAGCATTATGAGTTTATTTAGTCTTAATGTTTTTAGACGTGGCGAAGACTTAACACCGCCCAAATTACGAAGTAACACAATTACCTCAATGCTTCGTATATTGCTACGTCCTTTAAAATGGTGTGAGGATGATTTTTTTGGAGAGTTCTGCAAAGGAACTACGGCTGGCTGGTATGATTCAGGAACTACATATTCAAAGTATAACCGTGTTATTTGGGAAAACGGTGCAGTTTATCAATTAATGGTTAATTCGAGTGCAGGAATAGACCCAACCGGAAACGCACTGAGTGCAACAAACTGGCTTAAAGTGTTGGATAATTTTATTGGTATTGACGAGCGGGTTAGGTATAACGGCCAAAGAATAGTTTTTGAGGAAGCGATTAATAAATGGTTTAATGTTACATCTGCCCCTTATATCTACTTAGAAACACCAACTTTAGGAGTAACATCATTGCTTTGTGAGATTTATGTACCTGTGGCCGTTTGGACGGCATTAGGAACTAACACAACGTCAAGAGATAATAGGATAATTCAGTTTGCAAGTAAATACGTGCCAGCGGGTTATATTATTACTATTTATACTTATTGATTGGTATTTCAGTAACTTTTGGCTTATCTGTTTTAATTAAAAAAGCCATTTCAAATTTATCTGGTTCGTGCTGTCCTAATGAAATAGGCTTGCCATTGCCACCATAAAATATTTCGTAGTAGTCTTTTTTATCCCAAAATTGGCGGGTTTCTATTTCGTTCATGGGTTAATGTATTTTATAAGTAAATGATAAATTATAATTGTTAATATCAACACTAGATTTAACTTGGTAAATTGTTAGTATGCACTTACCATTAAATAAATAATCAGTTCCAACAAGCTGTCCGTTCTGAATCATTTTATTAACCTGAATAAAATCTTTGCTTTCTTCTATACTGATAAAACCGGATTGCATATGGTAAACACTCAATATAAAATCATCTTGTTTTTGTTGAAACGCTAATACATGAGCTTCAATCAAATTTTGCATATCGCTTGTAACGTATTCTGTTTCCCAATCAGGCTTATATAATTCAAGTTTTAATTCGTTTGCTTTCATAACTTAATTCTATTAATTAAAAAATTCTTTATTTCTGGTATTTCTTTCTCTACTAAAAAAGGATTTGCATTGATTAGTGAGTAATAAACCTCAAATATATAACGTGCCATTTGTGCCTCAGTGAAATTTCTTTTAATGCAATCGTCAAAGAAATCATTTTTTACACTGCCTTTTATTTTTGAAGTAATCTTTACACCGTTGATTCTTGTTGTTATTCTCACGCTATAATTTTCTTTTTTAGCTTTTAAAAAGTCTTCTAACTTATCAATTGGAACCGCTGTTTTCATATTTATGTAACGGGTAACTGGTTTAGCAAATATAGCGTATAATTTTGTAAATACAAAAGTGGAAGGTTTCAAATACATAAAAAACTATGTTTCAGGCGGACAAGGCACGATTCTGGTTTATGGAATTATTGGCAATAACATTGACAAAAGAGGAAACATCACTTACGGAATCAACGGAACAGATTTTGCAACAGAAATGTTATTTTTAGAACAAACTTGCAATGATATAGAGGTTCGTATATGTTCTGAAGGCGGCGGAGTTTTAGACGGCTATAAAATGGCTTCTTCAATTTACAATTGCAAAATACCCGTTACAACTGTTATAAATGGTTTAGCAGCAAGTACTGCATTATGGTGTGCAGCCGCTGCTCCGGTTGGAAATCGAAAAGCAATGGATTTTTCTTCCGGAATGATTCACGAATCTAGCGGAGCAAGTGACGATGTTGTTAAAAACATTATTGATAATTCTATCAACACAATGTTAACAAATCGCTGCAATTTAAAAACTGAAGACATCAAATCAATGATGGAACAAGAAACTTGGTTGGATTGTAAGGACATGATTAAATACGGCTTCATTGATAAAATTGTAAGTACTGATAAAACAGTTACAAGAAGTAACAACCTAGCCGAAATGGCAACCATCTATAATAAATTAATAAATAACGAATCAGAAATGGATAACGCGCAAATAGAGGCTATGAAAGCCGAAAATCAAAACCTAAAAGCCACAAACGAAACCTTAAAACAAAGGGTTGAGGCTTTAGAAGCTGCTGAAAATGCCGCAAAATTAGAAGCTAAAAACAAGCTGAAAACAGATGCCACTGCTTTGGGTAATAAAGCCTTTGAAGAAGGGCGCATTACCAAAGAAGAAGTTGAAAGCACAATTGAAAACGCTTCAAAAGATGAAACTAACTTTAAAATGGTTTCAAACTTCCTTTCAAAATTGCCGACCAAAAAAACCAGCCAAAAGCCCTTCAATATTAACAACGTTACAGACGTAGAAAATAAAGAAGACAGAGCAAATTGGAACTATAACGACTGGGAAGAAAAAGACGAAGCCGGTCTTAAAAATATGTACGTTAACAATCGTGCAGAGTTCGACGAGTTACTAAAAACCCGTGTAGTAAAAACCAAAAAATAAAATAACAAACCATGCCTACAACAAAATATCCATTTGGTGCCGCAAGCACACTGACAATAGCCGCAACCGGTACAACCGATGCCACTATTACAAATCAGGTAACTTATGTTTCATCTTTAACCACTTTAACCGGTAACGCAACGCTTGACTTAACACTCAGTGCAGAATTAAAAGCCGGTGCAATGTTGAATTTGAAAGTTAAAACTACAGCAACAGAAACATTCACCTTCGGAACTGGAATTGATGCTCCAACTGTTACCGGTGTAGCTGGTAAAACTTGGACACAATCATTCTGGTACGATGGTACAATTTTCTTACCATGTGGCGCAAAAATTCAAATTGATTAATTAACGTAAAAAAAAAAGAAAAAATGGCTTTAGATAAAGAACTCTGGGAACAGACCATACAGGAACAACTTTTCGCAAACGACGAATTTTTAAACACTGTTGGTGTTGACCATTCAGGATATGTAAACAATAAAACCGTTCACATTCCACAGGCAGGCAGCAATCCTACCATTAGTAAAAACTTAACCGTGTTTCCACAGGCTGTTGGAAGCCGTACCGATGCAGATTTCACATACAACATGAATCTGTACTATTCACAGCCAATTCGTATTGGTGTGGACGAAACACAATACATTTCGTACGATAAACGTGCAAGTGTAATGAGTTCGCACCTTAAAAAAATGCGTAACGTAATGGGTAATAACACCCTTTACGCATGGGCTGGTGCAATTCCTTCAGGTTCAATTATCCGCACAAGCGGAAGTGCTACCGCTAAAGCTCTTGCACCTTCTGCTACCGGTACACGTAAAGACCCTACATTGGAAGACTTTTTTAATGCAAATGCCATTTTGGATATGCAGAACTTAAACCCTGCAGATAATCGTTACGCTATTATCCCTGCAAATATGTACTGGGCATTAATTAACGATGCAAACATCCGTAAAAACTTAGAATGGGGTGCATCTCCAATTGCTCCAACTGGTAAAGTGCCTATTGTTGCCGGTATCACTCTTTTAAAACGTTCTTCTGTTACTGTGTTCGATTCATCCGCAGCCATTAAAACTGTTGCTGACGAAGGTACACCTTCCAGCCCTACCACTTCAGACAACTTAGGTATCTTAGTTGTATCTGAATCTTATGTGTCAAAAGCACTTGGTAACATTAACGTGTTCACAAAAGAAAATGACCCTGAGTATTTTGGAAGTATAATCTCAATCGAGGCCGCACATGGCGCAAGCGTACTTCGCACAAACGCTGAAGGTGTTGTTGCTTTGGTTCAAACTACATAATCATGGTAAGCAATAAAAAAGAAGCATTAGAATTGTGTAAGGTGTACGGAGTAGATATATCCGTACACCCTAACACTGTTGTAACCGAAGCCGGAAATGTTTATTTAAACGATTCAAACATCGACCCAAAAGACAACGGACAACGTTTTTATGTTTCACAGGACGAAGACCTTACTGAAGAAGTAAAACCAAAAAAACCAAAAAAGTAAATCATGCTAAACGGCATCACAATAAATAAAGGACAGGGCGGTTTAGGCCGTCCCTTAGAAGGTACTGACTATATAAGTGGTTTATTGTTTTATACCGATGCCACTTTGCCTTCAGGATTCAGTTCTACTGACAGAATTAAAACCATTTACAGCGTTGCAAATGCCGAAACATTAGGTATTACAAATGCAAGTTTAGGCGAAACAAAAGCCGTTGCAAAAGCAGTAGTAGGTGGAACTCCCGCAGCCGGTGACACAGTAAAACTAAGTTATTTAGGCATTAACGGAACAGTTATTTACTTGCCTACTTACACTTTAACAAGTGCAGATGCAGTAAGTACTACCACAGCAGCCGCAGCAATTGCAGCCGCTATAAATGCACAAACAATTAACTACGGATTTACCGGAACAAATGCAACTGCAAACTTACTTGTAACTACAAAAGCCGGTGAGGGTATTTTTCCGAACTCAGGTACACCATTTAGCTCAACTGTTACTGGTGGAACTACTTTAACATGGACACAGCCAACTGGCAGCGGTTCAACTGTCTTAGGTGTTGCCAGTGATATTGACATTTTACATTATCACATAAGCGAGTATTTCAGATTACAGCCTAAAGGCAAACTTTATGTTGGTTGTTATGCTACCGCTGATTTTGGTACTTTTGCCTCAATTACCTTGATGCAAAATTATGCACAGGGAGCTATTAGACAAATGCTTGTTTACCAAAAAGGCACAGCGTTTGCCACTTCACAATGTAATGCTATTCAAAGTGTTTGTACTACATTAGAAACAAATAAAAAACCGATTTGGAATGTAGTTTTAGCCGGTGAAATCTCAGGTACAAGCGATGTAAATACAATTACTACAAACTTACACACACTTAGCGATCCGAATGTATCTGTTTGTATTGGTCAGGATGGAGCAGCACAAGGTTACAAACTTTTTAAAGCCACTGGTAAATCAATTACAAATGCTGGTGAAATGCTAGGTGCTATTTCATTGAGTAAAGTAAATGAATCAATTGCTTGGTTTGGTAAATTTCAGGTTGCAAGCACTGAGTTAGATACTATTGCTTTTGCAAATGGTCAGGAATTTACGACTGTTGCCGATGGAACAGTGACCAACTTGGACACTTACGGGTTCTGCTTTTTACGCAAAGTATTTGGTTTAATTGGTTCATACCATAACAGACCTTACACTTGCACAGCGATTACAAGTGATTACGCTTTTGTTTATTCAAACAGGGTAATTTACAAGTGTATTGAGAATGTAAGAACAACAGTATTACCAGCAGTAGCCAGTCCGGTAAAATTCAACACTGATGGCACACTTTCAGGTGACAGCATAAACTACTTTAAAACATTAGCCGCACAAGGTTTAGACACTGTTTTAAACGCTAATGAGATTAGTGCATACGAAACTATTATAGACCCTGCACAAAACGTTTTAAGCACAAACACACTTGAAATAACAGTAAAAATTCTGCCTTTAGGCGTTGCCGATTTCATAACTATTAACATAGGTTTTACAACAACATTATAACATGGCATATTCATTACCACCGTTTGTTAACGGAAAGTCCAACGAATGGGCAGACATAGTAATAAACATTTTAGGCCAGCCGTTTACTTCTGCTCAGGCAATTGAGTATAGTGTAAATCAGGAAATGGAAGGTATTTACGGAGCAGGAAATAAACAGGTTTCTTTTGGTTATGGTAATTTTAAGCCAGAGGCCAAAGTGACTATTTTAATGGAAGAACTCGAAGCCTTACAGGCTGTTGCTCCGGGCGGTGTATTACAAAGAATACCTAATTTTGACATTACTATTTTTTACTTCGACCCATCATTAACACCTCGCACACACACGCTAAAAAGTTGCCGTATCAAAAACAACACACGTAAATCGGCACAAGGTGAAACTTCAATACCTTGTGAACTCGAACTGCTTGTTGGTGACATTCTATTTGTTTAATCATTAATCCCAAACAATATGACAGACGAACAAATGGCCGAATTAAAGGCCAAACACGGTAAAATTACCACAGTTGAAATTCCTTTAGATGATGAAAACCCTGAAAAGGTTTTAACGTTTCATTTAAGAAAACCAACACGGGCAGACAGACGAATAATTAACAAGGCTTTGGGCGGTTCATTGCCTGAAAAAGCCGTTTCAGTTGGTTATAATCTTTTAAGAGTTGCCGGTGATGAGGTGGCAGAATTGGAAAAAAACGACGATGCTTTTATCGCTGCCGACATTGCTTTAAGTGAAATTTTAAAAGTTGCTCAGGCTACTATAAAAAAAAATTAGAGTACTATAAAAAAAAGTTAGAAGCGGATGAGGAAGCGAGAATAAACGCACTTATCCGCTTTTTTTATAAAAAGAATCCAGACAAACTAAGTGATTCGACTTGGTGTAAGCTGGCAGAAGAAGTAACATTTGTATTAAAATATACCGGACAAATACAGGAAATTGGCAAGTAACGATTTAGAATATAGGTTAACACTCAAAGACCAGTTTAAAAAAACAATGCAGGGTGCAGCTTCTGAAACAAAGAGGCTGGATTCTGCAATGGGTAAATTAGACGGGCGGTTATCTTCAATGGGTAAAGCTGTTGCCGGTTATTTTGCTTTTAGTACTATTAAAGACTTTGGCAGTCAAATTATTGATTCGCTTAAAAATTACGAATCTTTTTCGGCTTCACTTCGTACTTTAATGTATGGGGATAAAGAAACTGCAAAGGCACTCGAAAATCAATTAGTCACATTAGCATCAAAAACACCTTTCAGTTTAGTTGACGTTCAACAAGGAACTAAGCAACTTTTAGCTTATGGTTTTCAGGCCGGACAAATCACCAAAACTTTAACAACTTTAGGCGATATTTCTAGCGGTGTAGGCGCGCCTTTAACCGATATTGTTTATTTGTATGGAACTCTTAAAACTCAGGGCAGAGCGTTTACAAAGGATATAATGCAGTTCACCTCACGTGGTATTCCTATTATTAAAGAACTCGCTAAACAGTTTGGAGTTACTGAAGACAAAGTACAGGGATTGGTTGAGGCCGGCAAAGTAGGATTTCCACAAATCGAAAGGGCATTTTCTGACATGACCAAATCAGGCGGTCAATTCTTTGGCATGATGTCCGAACAAAGTAAGACAGTAGGCGGTCAGTTAAGCAATTTAGGTGACGCATGGGAACAACTTAAAGTAAACATAGGTAAATCTCAAACAGGAATAATAAATAGTACTATTTCGTGGGCTAATAATATGGTGTCGAATTTCAATAGAGCCATATCAGCATTAAACGATATTGAGCAAGCGTTTACTAAATCAGGGGCGGAACAATTTTCATTTAAAGAACGTGCAGACGATTTCGCATATACTTTTTTACAAAATATTTCATTCGGTAAATTAGGCCAGCAGTCTGCAATGGACTATTACCGAAATTACCAAACAACTTTGACAGACCAGTTAAACTCAGCTAAAACCAAAAGCGAGTTATTAGGTGCAAAAGCCGGTTTATACTTACAACGTAACGAACTAAGAAAGCAAAGATTTACAGACAAAACTCTGAATGAATCAGGTTTTGAAAGAATGATGGCGATAACTGATGCCGCTTTGTCTAGGGTGGAAGGTTCGCTAAAATTATTATCTGTTAAACCTCAATTAACCGAATCGGCTTTAAAATCAGAATCGGCAACTAAATCAGGCGGTTCTACTGTTGGCAGTTCGGTAGATGTTTATGGAAACAGGCCACAAAATATAAACATTACTCTTGACAGGTTAGGCGATATAACCATAAACGGAACTACAATAACAGAAGACGCTAAACAGGTTAAAGATATTTGGAGCAAACAATTACTAGAAGTTTTAAATGATGCCAATTTAATAGCACGATGAGTTTTTTAATACCACTAGAAAAAGAATTTGAGGGAGCCGCAAAAAACATTTTGAAGGGTGCTGGCCTTGCTTATTTAAAACCTAAGTTCTTTAATATTGATTTGGAAACGGTACAGCGTGAAAATGAAACTTATCAATTAATTACACAGGTTGGTTACGATAAAATAGGTATGCTAGGCCTACCAGTTTGGGACACCGTTACTTTAATAGCAGAGCCTTATACAACAGATGACGGGCTATTAATTACCACACCTACCGGTTTAACATTAGACATTGCACTTATCGAAATTTCAAACGATAGAAACATAGTTAAAACTAAAATAGCCGGTGCCAACGGCTCAATTAAGGAGTACATGAGTGACGGAGATTTTAATATAAACATTAAAGGTTCTTTAGTTTCTAAGTATTCAAATATGCCGCCAATCGACGAATTAAACACTTTGAATATTATTATTAAGCACCCTGAAGAATTAACAGTGCGCTCAAATTTTATAGATTATTTTGATATTCAAAAATTAGTTATTGAAAAGCCTATAATTAAGCAAAGGGAGGGGATGAGAAATGTGGTTGATTTTGAATTGCAGTGTGTTTCCGATTACAAATATGTTTTAGGTAAATATGTTTAGGCCTAAGTTTTACATAACCATAACCAAGGACGATGGAACTTTTATAGAATTTCCATTTTGCTCTCAATTTGAAACACAGGAAGGTTTCGAGTTTATGACCAATACGGCTAAAGTAACTTTGCCAAGAAAACTCACTCAAAACGGGCTTCTATTGTTTACCGGTGCCGACCCTATTTTTAAACGTAAAGATAAAATTAAGATTGAATCCGGTTATTTTCCGAACCGTGAAACTGTGTTTACTGGTTTTATTAGCCATGTAAGCGCAAATGTGCCGGTTAAATTGGAGTGCGAGGATTATATGTTTATTTTCAAACAGTATCAATTTACCTACCCTAAACAGGTAAATGTTAGGACTGTTTCAAAAAAAGGAAAGCCTTTAAAACACCCAAAAATAACAAGTAAAAACATTAAACTTTCAGAATTAATACAGAATATTTTTCACGAAGGCGAATATCACGATTTATTGGATGAAATTACTTATGCAATTGATTTTGATAACGATATTGAGTTAGGAGAGTTTAGGGTATCAAATGCTACACCGGTTCAAGTTTTCGACAAACTAAAAGACACTTATGGCATAACTTGTAAAATGGTTGGGACTGTTTTAAGAGTTGGATTAGCTTATAATGCCTTAGATACTAGGACGGGCGAATTTATTTTGGAAGAAGTTGGCATTAATTCCGATGAGTTAGAATACCAAAGAGAGCAGGATGTAACAATCAGAGTTAAATGTATTTCTATTTTACCGGATAACTCGAGAATTGAAGTTGAGGCCGGTGACCCAGAAGGAGAACAAAGAACATTTCACAAATATAACGTAACAAGTAAAACCGATTTGCAGAAAGTTGCCGATGGGCTTGTGACTAAAAATAAATACACTGGATTTCGTGGATATTTCGAAACCTTTGGCGAACCATATATGCGAACGGGTGACGCTGTTAAGTTAGTGAGTAAAAAACTACCTGAAAGAAATGGAACTTACCTTATAAAGTCAGTTCGTCGAATCGGTGGAGTAGAACAAGGCTATAAACAGAATTTAGAATTGGGGGCTTTAATTGGAGGATAAAGGAGAATTAATAGATGCGTTAACCGAATTTGTGAGGCGTAAAAGCGTATCGCTTAACTCTGTTGTTTGCACGGTCAAGTCATACGATGCACCTACTAAAACCTACTACTGTGAACCAATTGGAGATTATGCCGACTTACAACAGGTAAAAATTATTGCCGATTCGACAAAGGACGGTTTTTTAATTATGCCTAAAATCGGTAGTATTATAACTGTAGGATTAACAAATGATAATTCTGGTTACATGGCACAACCTTCATCTGTTGACGAAATACATTTAGCCGGTGTAAATTACGGGGGACTTGCCAAAACAAACGAGATAAAAACAAAATTAAATAACATTGAATCAAAACTTAACACCATAATTACAGCCCTTAATACTTGGGTAGTTGTAAAAAATGACGGCGGAACGGCTTTAAAAGCTTTACTTACTGGACTTGGAGGAACATTAACACCAACAACACAGGCGGACATAAGTAGTACTGAGGTGTTTCATGGTGACGGATTGTAATGCAAGTTGGGTGCATTACTAAAAGACGGGAATAGGCCTAAAAAACCTATCCCGTTTTATTAAAAAAGAATATGAAAAAAGGAATAATAATAGACGATAACGGTGACGTTTTGTTTGAAAACGGTGGCCTGAAAATTGGTGATGTTGACGAACAAGACGTTGTTTTAGTTGTTAACACGTGTCAGGGCGATTGGAAACAAGCCCCGCTAATTGGTGTAGGAATTGAGTATTATCTTGGTTCAAACGGTAAAGTTTTGGAGATTAAGCAAAAAATACAAAGCCAATTACCGGCTGTGGGATTCAGAAATGTAAAAGTATCTGTATCACAAAATGGAGAAAATATAGGTTATTCAGTAAATGCAGAAAGACCATGAAAAAAACCGTTACGGGTAAAAGCACACAAACACCAATAGACTTATCTTTACAATTGTTAGGTAGTGCCGACGATGTTTTTAATTTGATTGACAGTAACAGCCAGATTGAAAATTTAGACGATACGGTTGCCGGTAAAGAAATAACATTTGATGTTAACAACACGTTTGTTCAAAGTTACTACATAAACAGTGCTGTTAACATAGGAACAAAGCCGATTTACAAAAATAAATTAATCGGTGGTTTAAAAACTTTATCAGGCAAACCAATAGTGCAATTAAATACGTATAGAATTTTAGTAAAATAATGGAAGACCAATACATATCACTTTTGCCAGTCGGCTCGACTGTTACGGGGACAGAATCAATACCAGCAGACCAAGGTAGCGACACGGTAAGAATAACACCTGTTCAAATCACTACTTTTGCAGCTAGTGAGGTTAAAACATTAACCAATAAAAGAATCCGTGAAAGGGTCGATTCTACTGCCAGCGATGCCACGCCACGAATTGACGTTGATTTATTTGATTGCTTTACAATTACGGCATTAGCCACGTCTATAACTGATTTTTTAATCACAGGAACTCCCACGAACTTTCAAACACTTGTAATTAGAATTAAAGACAACGGAACCGCAAGGGGTATAACTATGGGTACTAACTTTGTTGCTATGGGAGCAAGTTTGCCAACAACTACCGTAGTTAGTAAGTTAATGCACATTGTTTGTATTTACGATTCTGTTCAATCAAAATGGGGTGTAACCGCTGTAATTCAGGAGGCATAAAATGAGAGCAGCACAGGCATTAATGATGGGTTCTGCTAAAGCGCCATCAACACTTCTAAATGGGCTTATTAATCTTTGGAAAAGGGACGGCAACTGTACCGATTCGGTTGGAAGCAAAAACGGTACTGATACAAATGTGACTTATGGCACAGGTGTTAATGGGCAATGCGCTATTTACAACGCTACCGGATTTTCCCAAATGTCGGCTTGGGCACTTACAAATCAATTCACTTTAAATTTTTGGGTCAAAAGAAACACAAGCGGCACCAGACAGCTTTTTTTTGGAGATAGTTCCTCCGCTGGTAACGCCACAACATTGCAGTTGGCCATTGAATTTACGTCTGCCAACAAGATTAATTGTTACATTGTTGATTCCGCTATAAACGTAAGTGTGTTGAGTAGCTCCGGTAGTTATACAGACACGAACTGGCACATGGTAACTGTAACTAAAAACGGAACTGCTAATACGCTTTATGTGGATGGGGTTAGTGCAGGAACATCTACCAGTGTGCTATCAACATTAAACGCTTCGGTAAATCCTTTTTGTTTTGGCCGTTCGGGTGATTACGCTTCATTTTATTTCAACGGCAGCCTTGATGAATCGGGGTACTGGAACAGACCTATAACAGCGCCAGAACTTGCTGATTTGTATGCTAAATTTTACCCATATTAAATGAAAAAGATAACAAAAACACAGGCTGAATTATTAGGCGAGTTCACAGCTAACGGGATAAATTTTAGTCCATTCGTGAGGGAGCAAAAAGACGGAAGTTATTTAGTGGCAGATGATATTTACGAATCGCTTAAAGATACCGACCAGTTTAAATTAATTGATTGGTCAGAAGTTCCGACCGTAACAGATTTTAATGATAATGCACCTAGTTTTACACTTTAAAAATAAATAACATGACACCAAATGAAAGACAAGATTGAAAAATTTGTAACTCGACCAATATTTAAAACTGCGCTTTGGCTTATTTCGGCCATCTTTTTAGCAGGGGTATGGGTGGATAAGTGGGAGTACAAAATGGAGCAGATGCCTAAAGAAATAGCATCTGAATTAATAAAGCAGTTGGGTGATTTGAAAGAAAAACAATCTTCACATGAACTGTCTGATAAGTATGAAAAGCAAATAATCAATAACCGTATTGACAACCTACTGGTAATGATTAACGATGTTAAAGAAGATATTAACACGTCAAGACAAAAGGCAGAGTTTATCCGGCCAAATACTCCAGAGCTACCCGAACCTGAAAGCAGAATATTTAAAAAGAAAGTAAGGTGAAAGAACTATACGCAAACATAGTAAACTCTTTTAAGAATAACCGTGATGGCTTTTCAGGGCGTAAATTAACGGCCTTTAGTTTGATTATTTGTATTTACTGGGTGCATTACAAGTATGTCAACCACGATAATGCCACAGAAGTACTTATAATTGATTTGTGCGGCGTTTTAATATCTCTTGGAATAGTAACCGCTCAACAAGTAATTGAATTAAAAAATGGCAAAGCTAATCCCGATACTAATACTACTCAGTAGTTGCACTTGTAACTATCATTTAAACAGAGCTAAATTAAAGTGTGGCTACTCGTTTAAGTCGGACACGGTGTTTAAAAAAGATACCGTATTAATTAATTCAGTTCAAACACACACAGTTTTCCACTACAACCAAAAAGATACCGTTATTGTAAAAGAAGGACGACTTACAATGAAGTATTTTTATAACGATTCTACGGTTTATTTAGCGGGTAAATGCGACACTGTTTTTGTAGTTAAAGATGTGCCAGTAGTGGTAAATCAAACCGAAGTTAAAGAATCAAATCCTTGGTATTTGTGGGTAATTATTTTTTTATTGTTAATCATGTTAATTAAATTGCTATGGAAAAAATAAATATCATTGACGTTTCGTCTTACCAAAAGTTTCCAAACTGGGATTTTATAAAAAAGCAATGCCCGAATTTAACGGGTGTTTATGTTAAAGCAAGCGAGGGCGTAAATGCTCCTGATAGTGGATTTGAGAAACGCGCCACCGATGTAGTTAACTCAGGCCTGCAACTTGGTTTTTATCACTTTGCCACATTAAACAATGCCGATGTAGTGGCCGATGCCAAAGCCGAAGCAGCATATTTTTTAAAGATTACTGCCAAATTTAAAACATCATTGCCGTTTGCGTTGGATATAGAAGTGCCTAAACACACGCTTAAACCCGAACAGGTGCAATTGTATATCAGTACTTTTTTAGATGCTTTAAAAGCCGCTGGTAAAGATTACTGCCTGTATTCTTACCAACCATGGTTAGATGCTAATCTACCAAAAACACATCCTTTTGGCACCGTTAAGCTATGGCTTGCAAGCTATACCACAAAATATAAAACACCTAAAGGATGGGTAAAGCCTTGGCTTTGGCAATACACTGGTAGCGGTGTTATTACTAATGTTATTGGTAAGTTCGATTTAAACAAAAAAGTATAGATTAATGTAAATTTATAAAAGTTTATAAATGATTATAAAAAAGCCCCAGTTAAGGGGCCAATCCGGTTACTTTTGTTTAGTTGGCTCTTTTGGTAAAATAGCCCAATGTGTTACATCTTCAAAAATACATTCTTTTCCAACGCCTCCAATCATAGACACAAATTTATTAACCTTTCTAGTTTTATTTTTTTTTCTAAAAAGTATTGCCACCGCCATAACTTCACTTTCTGTAAAAACCAACACTGATGTGTAAGCTTTCGGCAATCTTTCGTTGACTGAAATCCAATCTTTCATTTTTATATGGCTTTTACAAGGCCGGCCAAGGCGCTGGTTAATTAAAATAAACTACATATAAAATTTAGAGCAATTTTCTTTATTACAACAGTTTCCATGCTCAATATTTATACAATTACTTTCACACGATGGGGTTAAGTTTGCTTTCTCTAAAACCATTCTAACCCCTGCTAAATAAGCTAATTCAGCATTTTGACTGACATTGTTGTTAACGGTATAATTTTTAAAAATCCACCGCTTTTTTTCTTCTTGTATTTGTTTTTCTGTTTAGTGTTCCAATTAGGCTTCATCTTAAATAAGTCGGCACTTCATATAACACGGGTTTGGCAAAAGTGGGCAGACACATTCTGCTAAAATTGAGCATCCTAC